AAAAATAAAAAATTATTTTTTTTAATAGCACAACCTAGATCTGGAAATACTTTACTAGCGTCTATATTAAATCAAAATCCAGATATAGCCTGCACTGGTAACTCTATTACATTAGAGATAATGAAAAGATTATATTTGTTAAAAGAAGATAACGTATTTAAAAATTTTCCTGACCATAATTCTTTAGATAATGTTTTAAGTTCTGTCTACGATAGCTATTACAAAGATTGGCCTCAAAGTATAATCATAGATAGAGGTCCAGTTATGACAGAAGGCAACATGATGTTGATGCCTAAATATTTTAAACACTCTTATAAATGCATAGTATTATTAAGAGATCTTATGGATGTATTAGCTAGTTATATAAAATGGTATACAGAAAACCCTGATGCATTTGTTAATAAACATGGTTCTAATGATGAAGAAAAACTTATGTATTTAATGAAAGATGATGGAGCTATTGCAAAAGAATTAAAAGCTTTACAAAACTCATTAAATTATCAACACCTATGTTGCTACATTAAATACGATGATTTAATTGCTAACCCTGAACCTGAGATAAAAAAAATATATCAATTATTAGATAAACCATATTACCCACATCAATTTGAAAACTTGCAACAATTAAGTATTAATGGTATAGGTTATAACGATACAGTATTAGGAAAGGATATGCATACAATTAGATCAACAATACAAAAAATACCTAATCCTTATAAAGATAGAATACCTCAAAGTATTAGAGATAAATATGAGCACATTAAATTTTAGTTTTATATTTTTAGGTCAATCGGTATTAAGATATAAAGTACCGCTTGATATTTATCATGTTATAAATCAAGTTTATGAATCTAAATATCCTCAACTAGAACCTGCTAACAAACAATTAGTAGGTAAAATAGAAAAAGAACATAGTTTATTTTACAGTGGTGAAGACACTTCTAAAATGATTAGACACAATCATTTACCAACTGTTGTATTAAACTGGTTTCAAAAAATGTTTGAACACTATTTAGAATGGAATAAAATAAAAAACTATAAAACACATTTAAATTCTGTTTGGGTTAATCAAATGTTTGAACATGAATATAATCCAGTGCACGTGCATCAAGGATCAATGTTTACAGGTTTGTCCTCAGTTATGATTTTAAAATTACCACAAAGTTTTGGTGTAGAATATTCTGCAGCAGATGCCCCACAGAATGGTAAACTACAAATATTAGGTACAGCTAGTGGACAGTTTGCAAATGTAGATTACCAACCAAATGTAGAAGAAAGAGATTTTTATATATTTCCTTATGACATGAGACATTGTGTGTATCCGTTTAACGGATCTGGGTGGAGAAGAACACTAGCAGCAAACATGGATGTAGACTATAATCCAATTGAAAATAGAGGTGTGGAATAATGTACAAAAATCAAATTATAAAAGAACCTAAATGGAAAAGCTGGATAATACAAACAACAGAACCAATTTTTACTCCTGATCAATGTAGACAAATTATTGAATCTGGAAGAAGACAAAAACCACAACAGGCACAAGTTGGTATGGGTAAACCTGAAGGTGGTACAGATACAAAAAAAAGAGTTACAACAATATCTTGGATACCATTTAAAGAAATGAGCCACATGTATGAAGATCTTGATAGATTTATACAAAGAGCTAATTTAAATCATTTTGGTTTTGATGATATTAGGATTACAGAAAATGCACAATTCACAGAGTATCCTGTAGGTGGTTTTTACGATTGGCATATGGATTGTGATACACACATGGAACACGAACCACCTGTAAGAAAAATATCAATGACATTATTATTAAATCATGAATCAGAATTTGAAGGAGGACATTTAGAAATAGGTGGACCAGGAAAAGTTGCACCATTAAAACAAGGCAACGCATTATGCTTTGCATCTTTTATAAATCATAGAGTACAACCAGTTACAAAAGGAGTTAGACAATCTTTAGTTGTTTGGTTTGGAGGCAGACCTTTTAAATGATAATACATAACCATATTGAAGACAAAGCATTGTCTGAGTATTTTTTTGTAGAGGGATTAATAGATATTGATTCAAAGTATTTTATTAATGAAATTAAAAAAGGTGTGGAAAAAGAAGATAATAATAATTTTAAAACTAATGTAAGAGATAAAGTAACATCATATAAGTATTTTAATTATGACAAAAAATTTATTAATATTTTAGAAAAATTTTCTAACTATATTGAGAGTAGGTGTAAAACAAATTTGTACGGTTTAATAGATTCTTGGGGTTATTGTGTAGACACAAATAATAAAACACTTTTTCACGATCACAAATATTGTGTATGGTCAGGAGTTATTTATTTAAATAGTCACTCTCAATACTTAAAGTTTCCAGGTATTAATAAAAAAATAAAACCTGAAAAAGGTAAGTTTGTTTTGTTTTCTTCTTTTTTAAAACACGGAACAGAAAGACATGATAGTAAAGAAACTAAATGGGGAATAAGTTTTAATATGGCCCCTGTATTTAATACAAAAAATGATTAAAGAACAATTTTTTCCAACAACTATTTATGGCAAGGATGTAAAATTAGACAACCAACTTTTTGCAAATGAAATTGTTGAGTGGTCTAAACGAGATCCTGGAGTTAAAAAAACAAATAGAAACGGTTGGCACTCTACAACAGAAATGCATAAGATTCCTGTATTTAAACCTTTAGTAGATGCATTATTTGAAATGCAGTTTGAAATATATAAAGAAGAGTGTTTAGATAAAGAGCCTGTATTAGGTAATATGTGGGCTAACATAAATCCACCAGGAGGGTACAATGCTCCACACATACATGCTAACAGTTTGTTTAGTGGTGTATATTATATAAAAGCACCTGCAAATTCAGGTAAATTAGTTTGTACTGATCCAAGACCAGGTATACAGACTGTTATGCCTACAAGAAAAAAAGGTCAACCACCCAAACATTTATGGAGAGATGTGCATTTAGAACCAAAAGTAAATAGAATAATTATGTTTCCTTCTTGGTTATGGCATTCTGTTGAACCTAATGAATCAAATGATATAAGGATATCAGTAAGTTTTAATTTTATACAACATGGCTTTTAATAAATATCAAGTAATCAAAAACGCAGTTAGCTATGAACTAGCTAATTTTATATTTAATTATTTTCTTCTTAAACGAGACGCTGTAGATTTTATGTATAAAAACAACATAACTTATGACATTGGTATGTTGGGTACATGGACCGATGAACAAATTCCAAACACTTATTCTCACTATGCTGACATGGTAATGGAAACTTTAATGATGAAAGTATTACCTAAAATGCAACAAGAAACAGGATTAGAATTAATACCAACATACTCTTACGCTAGAATTTATAAAAAAGGTGACGAATTAAAAAGACATAAAGATAGACCTAGTTGTGAAATATCTACTACCATTAATTTAGGCGGTGATCCGTGGCCTATATTTATAGATGGCACAGGAGCTGACAACGTCATAGACGAGTATAAGAATATACATAAACCCAACGCTCCAGCAGGCACTAAAGTCTTGCTTGAAGTAGGAGATATGCTAGTATATAGTGGATGTGATCTTGAACATTGGCGAAAGCCTTTTGACGGGAACATTTGCGGTCAAGTATTTCTACATTATAATCATGTAAATGGCCCATTTGCAGACAAAAACAAGTTCGATGGAAGACCTATGTTGGGTCTACCATCATTTGTAAAATAGTATTATAATGAGGTTATATGTTACAAAAATTAGGATTCTTACCTGGATTTAATAAACAAGTCACAGAGACCGGGGCCGAGGGACAATGGTTTGATGGTGACAATGTAAGATTTCGATACGGCACTCCTGAAAAAATAGGTGGTTGGACACAGTTAGGTCAATCAAAATTAACTGGTGCTGCAAGAGCTATTCATCATTGGGACGATAACGCTGGTATTAAATATGCAGCTATAGGAACAAACAGAATTCTTTATGTTTATTCAGGCGGAATTTATTACGACATCCACCCAATTAGAGCAACCTTAACTGGTGCAGATTTTACTAGCACCTCTTCATCAAACGTAGTTACGGTAACATGCACTGGATCTCATGGACTTGTTGAGAACGACATTGTAATGTTTGACAGTGTAAGTAGTGTACCTGCATCATCAACATACAGTGATGCAACATTTGAAGATCAAAAATTTATGGTAACTTCTGTTACTACCACAACAACTTTTACAATAACAATGGCAAGCTCTGAGACTGGCACACCTATGACTAATGCTGGATCGACTTCTATACTTTGTTATTATAATGTAGGACCAGCTTTACAATTAGGTGGTTATGGTTGGGGCACAGGTCTATTTGGCGGTACAGCTTTAGGACCGTCTACTAGCACATTAGCTACAGCTTTAACAGATACGGTTACAACAGATGTAGTATTAGCAAACAGTGCAGCCTTTCCATCTACTGGAGAAATTAGAATAGGAACAGAGGATATAAGTTTTACAGCAAACAACACAACTACAAATACTTTAAGTGGTGGTGCAAGAGGAGTTAATGGAACAACTAAAGCAACACACTCAGGTGGGGCTACAGTTACAAACATTTCAGGTTATGTTGCATGGGGTGACCCATCATCTGCTGACTTTACAATTGATCCAGGTTTATGGATATTTGATAACTACGGTACAAAATTAATTGCACTTATATATAACGGTGCTTGTTTTGAATGGGATGCATCTGCAGCCAATGCAGTAAACACTAGAGCTACAATACTTCCTAATGCACCTACAGCATCGCGACATGTGTTGGTATCTACACCGGATAGACACTTAGTATTTTTTGGTACAGAAACAACAGTGGGCAACACTGCTACTAAAGATGATATGTTTATAAGATTCTCTTCTCAAGAAAGTATTGATCAAACAGATTCTTACACTGTTAAAGCAACCAATACTGCTGGTACACAAAGACTAGCAGATGGTTCTAAAATTATGGGAGCTATTAAAGGTAGAGATGCAATTTATGTATGGACTGATACTGCATTGTTTCTTATGAAATTTGTTGGTCAACCCTTTACCTTCTCGTTTGAACAAGTAGGTACAAACTGTGGATTGTTTGGCAAGAATGCTTGTATGGAAGTAGACGGTACAGCTTACTGGATGTCAGAAAACGGTTTTTTTGCTTATGATGGTCAATTAAAATCTTTACCTTGTTTAGTAGAAGACCATGTATACGACGATATAAACGCTACATCTAGAGATTTAATTAATGCAGGATTAAATAATTTGTTTGGTGAAGTTAGTTGGTTTTATTGCACAGCTGCCTCTGATGTTATTAACAGAGTAGTTACATATAACTATCTCGACTCAAGTCCAAAACGACCTATATGGACAACAGGTACTTTACCAAGATCAGCGTGGCAGGATTCAGCAGTATTTGATAAACCACACGCTACTTACTATACGTCATCCGATAATGCCTCGTTTGATGTTACTGGTAATACTGACGGTGTTACTATATACTATCAACAGGAAACAGGGACTGATCAAATTGATGCTGGAGGATCTGTAACTGCTGTAATAGGATCTATTACATCTGGTGATTTTGATATTACACAGAAAAGAGCATCAACAGGACAGGTAGTAGGAACACCAGACCTTAGAGGAGACGGAGAATACATTATGAGAATTAGCAGATTTATACCTGACTTTATTAGTCAAACAGGTAACACTGCGGTTAAATTTAAAACAAGAATTTATCCAAACAGTGCAGAACAAACTACTACATTTAGTTGTAGTTCAAGTACAACTAAAAAAGATGTAAGAGTTAGAGCAAGACAAATTGCATTAGAAATTGCAAATACTGGATCAAGTGAAGATTGGAAACTAGGTACATTTAGATTAGACATACATCCTGGAGGCAGAAGATAATGGCAAAAAAACCAATTGTTCAAGGAGGGGTAGATAACTATTTAGGTAAGCAACCACAAGTTGTTGCACCTAGAAAATGGCAATCTAGTCCTGACGCACCTCCAACAGAATTAGCCTACATTACAAAAGCGGAAAAAGATTTAATACTTAAAAAAGACCTACATGGGTCATTAGCTAAAGGTCCTAACATGGGCCCATCAGGAATTATGTCATTAGATAGTTTTGGAGATGCAGGTGGTGCTGGTGCTTCTGGGGGTGATACAGAAGCTGGGGGCGGAGCTATGGAAGGTAGAGGTTTTTCTGGTAGAGGATCAAATGAAACTCAATCTGGTTTTGATGCAAGAGTTAGAAATCAAAAAGAAATTTTACAAGCAGCAGAAAGACAACAAGCTCAAGATCTTGGTTATAATGAAAGAGCAGACATAGGTAATTTTAGATCTAGACGAGGTCCATTTGGTATAGGAAATTTAATAAGTGGTGCACTAAGTTTTGTAAATCCTGCTTTTGGCCTTATTAGTAGGGGTATCACTTCAATACCCGGTGTGTATAATAGATTTAAAACATCTGATAATTTAGCTGATTTCATTGGAGGTTTTAGAAAACCTTCTACAATTGAAGAAGAAGATCAAACAACTTTAATAGACGAAGTTAGTCCAGATCTTCCATATGCAAAAACTTACTTACAAAGTTTACAACCACCTCTTGTTATGGATAAAGGAGTACTGGCTACTGATAGATTTACTGACAATAGAACAAACTTTGGTTTAGATGATATGGATGGATCGTAATGGCTAAAATTGTACAATCATTAACACGAGCTGAAGAAGAATACAGCAGATCTAACTTACAATCATTAGTAAGAGATCTTGACGGTGTAATAACAAAATTAAATTCTTCATTTCAAGATGAAGTTAAACAAGAGATAGAAGCTAAAAGTTTCTTTTTAGAATAATGGCAGTAGTAAATCAGTATAAATTTTACGGGAAAACTACCACTGCTGCAGAGACCGTAACAATGCTTTCTCCAAGTGTTAACGAAACTATTATAATAAAATCTTTAAGAGTAACAAATAAATCAGGATCTAATACACCAACAGTTACAATAAAAAACAATGCATTTGAGATAGTAAATACACAAACGTTAGTAGCCGCTACTAGTGTTGAAATATTAACCTTACCTTTGATTGTAGAAGGTGGGACAACATTAGCTTATACTACAGCAGGCACTGTATCTGATGGTGTGGTTTTTGGTATTAGTTATCTCAATATATTAAAGGAGAAAACAGACTAATGGAACTAAAACAAGCAAAGGTAGAGACGACTTATAGACATAAAAAAACTGGTGAGGTTTTTCAGGAGAGAAAAGACTGGGAATCCAAGGGTTATAAGAACGAGGACATGGCACAGGACGTAAAAGTAATAATGCCAGCTCTTGATTTGTTCTCTAAAACCAAGTAAAACGAACAATTAAGGTAAAAATATGGCAATATCTAGAATGCAAGAACCCAGACAATTATACGGATTAGGAAGCTTAGTTAAAAAAGCTGTTCGTGGTGTTAAGAAAGTTGCTAAAAGTCCATTGGGTAAAATAGCTATTGGTGGTGCATTAGCATTTGGTTTACCTGGAACACAGTTTGGTGGTCTATTAGGTAGAGCAAGTTTTGGTGGAGGGGCACCAGGTATATTTGGAAACACTGGTGGTGTGGGTGCTTTATTTAATCAAGGTAAAGCAGCACTTGCAAAAAGATTTGTAGGAAATACAGCAAGAGAAGCAGCAATTATGAGAAACGCTGGCGGTGCAAATAAAGGTGGTTTTTTTAGTTCATTAAATCCTTTCGGTGGTAACTTTAGTGGTAAGAATGCATTTCTTACAGCAGGTGCTTTAGCAACTGCAGCACCTTTTTTAGCTGACATGTATGGTGATGAAGAAGTTGAAGAAGAATATGATGTCATGGACATTGCTGATATTAGAAACCGTGCAAGAGATTATTACAGAGGAGCTACAGACACAGGATTAGAATTTATGCCAGGTAAAAGTTTTGTACAACCTAATTTTTATGCAGCTGCAGGTGGTAGAGCTATGCTAAATATGGGTGGTGGTGCTGGTGAACAACAAGCACAACAAATGCTTATGATGGAATTTGTAAAATACAAAAACAAAGGTGGCACACTATCTTTTGAACAATTTGTAAAAGCAGTAATGCAACAACAAGCACCTGAAGGTGCAGGTATGGAA